GCCTCACAGTCCCAGCTCAGAGTCGGGTTGCCAGTCGCGCACACCGACACCAAGTTGGAGCCAGCCTGTTTGCACAGCATCAATGTCAAAGACTACCTTTTTGAGCTGGATCTCAGCGCCAAGGTTGTTTGTCCAAGCATTTGCTTGGGGTGAGAAGCGGATGTAGTTTCCATTGCCGCCGCCAGAAGAGAGATTTAGCATTTTGCGTTTCGCTTTCAAAAGTTACAGGGTTTGCATTATTGACTCAAGCTGCGATCTCTCGCAAGCGTTAAGCCACTTGATACCTTGGCCGTGAGATCGTCCAAGATAACTCTTTGTTCCTTTGGCAGTAGCTTTTCAGCCGCCGTAGGAGAAATTAGTTCTGTCTCAAATATCTGAGAATCTGTAAGTCCTGCGTCAGTAAGAGCCTGACGCGCGGCTGTTGAGTCAATCCACTTGCGCGAGGCGCGTTTGGGTTGGAGCTGCCAGCCTGGTAGTACGGCGCCAGCCTCCATCTGCTTGGTGGCGTGATCCTTTACTGCCTCAATGAACTTCTCAACCATCGGTGCGCGATCCAATATGGCGCCGATCTGTGCCGGCGTGAGAGTCAGCATCACTTCTTTGATGTCCTCTTTTGACATGATGGTGATGTCAGGTTGCGCCGCCACAATGTCGAACTGCTCTTTCTGTGCAGAGCAAATGTGCTTTGCTGGACACCACTGGCAGGCTGACTCTGATGGCGCATAACGCGGTGCATCGCTCACAGCCTCATTGATGGCCGGCAGCAGAACCTCTGTCTCCCACACGCCCAACTCGTCCACGCTCATGCGGTGTATGCGCTTCTCACCATGATGTGGCTGGATGATTTGAAACTCGACTTCTCTGGGCTTTTCGCTGTGGTCCATCAACGCACCCAGCGCGTAGATCTTCATCTGTTCGCTGTCAGCGTCAACATAGCCGCGGCCTGTTTTAAGGTCGGCAATGATCAGTTTGTCCTGCGATATGCCCATGACATCAGCAGTGCCTTGTAGCGAAAACTGTGACGTTTGGTAGAGCTTGTAGAGCTGCTCCACCTTGACATACCCAAGCTCATCTTGAATCGCCCAGATAGCCTGCAAATGCTCCAAGGCAAACTCGCAATTCTCTTCAGTCATGGTGATGCCCTCCACCACTTGACCGACAAACTTCATGGGGTCGGTGTCGAGCTGAAAGCAAGTCTCGGCCAGCGCGTGAATGGCAGTACCGATCTTTGCTGCCTCGCCTGATTCTTGGTAAGGCACAAGCGTTGATAGTCTGGCGCTGGCAGGGCAGGCGATCCAACGCGATGCGGATGATGGTCTAAGTTTCAAGGGTTTTTGTGTTGCCATGAGTCTCTTTCTATGTGTGAACTGTTAATTAACAGCGTGTATGCAATCTGTCGGGTTTCGTTGCTGACGGCGTGACCTAAGTCTTCAGGGTCAAGCAATCGCTTGATGAAGACGATCTGCTGCTGATTTGCTTTGCGCGAGATCTCCAACTGATTCGCTAAATAGATGATGTGTTCGCGCATGGTGGCTCGTTCTTGATCAGCCATGGCGCAGTCCCCAACAAGCAATCAGCGCCGCATCTGCTCGGCCATCATCTTTCTTACGTTTGAAGTAGTCCACATTCCATGGAAACAGCTCCATGGCACGCGCCCTTGCGCCGTCCTTACCACCAGTCACGCCCATCGCCTTTTGCCATGTCTGTGGCGTAATCAGAGTGGCTTTGATGGATCTCGCGGCGATGACACCCTCAATCGCACCAAGGCTGCGCCCAAAGCTGAATACGCTGGTGACGCCCTGGCCTGACATTGCAAAGACCTTTTCGATGTACGCCTCATCAGGCTTGAAGTCGTTGAGGATGGTGATCAGCTCAGGGATGCTGATCTGTCGCTTGGCTTTGCCGTTGCGATCCAAAGTGACTGTGGGCATATCGAAAATGCCGGTCAGGGTTTCGCCCTGCATCATGGCGATAGCGCCGTTCAGTCCAACGTCAATGCCAATGATGCGGCGCGGTTTAAATGTACTCATTTGACGGCGTCCTCCATGGCTTTGTTGAGGACTGTGAGGCGAGCTGATACCAAAGCATCGGCTGCCTGATCCAAACGCATTACGCTGCCGTATAGTGGCTCTGTGGTCCCACTCATCCAGCGGGATACTTGCGCCTGATCTATCTCCGCAACGCGGCAGACATCAGACATCTTGTAGCCAGCGCATTCAACTTTGTGCCTTATGGCGTGGAGTGCTTCTTGTGAAATCGTTTTCATGTGTAAGATGTTAACCATGTTTTGTGGAAAGCGTCAAGTTTAAGAGAAAAAAAGGGGATCAACTCACGCTGACCCCCTAAAAGGCAACTGGCGGTGACCTTGAAAACACCGCCGATGCTGAGTTTACAACAGTAATACTTGACTAGTTTGTAGGGTCTAAATAATAGTTGTTGACGACTTCGTCATGCGTGATATTATCAAGTCCTCAACAACGCAACCCCAAGGAGATTTTCAAATGACAAACGCAACACAAACAACCGCCCAAGAAGAACGCAACATCAATATGTATGGAGTCGCTGATATTGATGCTTATGTGGAATCGGTCAAAGAATCCATCACATACCAATTCACAGGCGCAAACATGATTGTGGCTGGCCTGATGTCTGATGCTCAAGAATTGATTGCTGGTGGCGCACAAAATCGCAGCCGCCAAACACTCAACATTGCCAAACACATTTTGTTTTTGATCATGGATGGCGAATTGGTTGGCACAGTAGAACGCAAGTAAATAACCAGGGGGCTTCTGCCCCCACCTTTAAGGAGACATCTAAATGAACCACACCCAACACCTCTACATGGAGCAGGCAAGGCGCTTAGAGCGCCGCGCTGACTCTGCCCTTGACTTCCTCACCGCCATCGCCATCGGCGTTGGCTTTGCCCTCTTACTCGCCGCATGGTGGTCATCATGAGCAACCCACAAGCATTTCCACACGGCGACCCAACCCACGGAGGTGAACAAGGCATGACCTTGCGGGACTACTTTGCGGCAAAGGCTATGCAAGGTATGTATGCAAATGGTTCTTTTCCAACAGGAATAATGTTTGATACAGCAAAAGAAGCCTATGAAATGGCAGACGCAATGTTGAAAGCGAGGGAAGTATGAGCGCCAAGATGCAAGACGAAATAGACGCCGAGGTGCTACGCCTCTCACCCCCAAAAGAGACTGCCATTGGCGTGATGACTCGCGCCGAGATCGTGCAGCTCATCAATAAGGCAGTCCACTGTGGCGCTGTCATTGGATGGGCGCACGCTGAGAGATTCACCCGCGAGCGTATGCAGCGCCAGCTCGATCAGCTCGAGTACGAAATGAAGTGCATCAAGGATCGCCTCAAGGACGCCGAGATGGAACTACTGGCGGTGCAGAAATGAGAGGCAACTGGCGGCCGCCACAAGGCACAAAGATCACGCTCCCAAGCGTCTACGCCAAAGAGCTGAAGTATCCCAACCCAACCGATGTGCAGGCCACTTGGCGGCGCTTTGGCTGGATACCACCAAGTGAGGCCAAGTCATGCAAACCGCCATCATTTTCTTCCTGATCGCCTTGTTTAGCATTGTTGTGGTGATCGGCACACTGTGCTGCTTTGTTTGGTTTTTGTTGCAATGCGAGGTTGATTGATGGTTAAGGAAAAGACAGAGTTGGGACGCGCCATCACGCTGCGCCTCACCCAATCCGAATATGCAGAATATGTTCGCTTGGGCGGTGTCAAGTGGATGCGGATGTTCTTGCAAATGAGCGCAGGCATTCAGAAAGAGATTAAGGAGAAGAAGAAGTGACACAAGATGAAATCATTGAGATGGCAAAGCGTGTTGGGTTCCCAATCCAGCACCCAGAATGGCAAAAAGCCGCAGAAGAATTTGCCGCATTGGTGGAAGAGAAAGCAACAGAGAAATCCAACGCAAGAGCCAATGCTTCTTGGACATTGATGTGTGAAAAGATGGTTGCGTTTGAACGTGAAGCCTGTGCAAAGGTGGCTGATGGATTTATTGGTGGCGATGTGATTGCTGAACGCATCAGAGCAATGGGACAAGCATGATTGAAGTATTGAAACAGATGTATCAACTATTGTTGACTGAGCCTCATGCGCCAACAGTTTGCAACCAGCTTGAAGTTATTTTGCGCCAAGCCATTGCAGAGTTGGAAAGCCAAGAGCCTGTGGCGACAGTCACAAGTGAAACAGGAGCAGACATAACAATGTCTTGGTGGCATGAACCTGCATTGCCTATGGGTACAAAACTTTTCACCCACCCACCACAGCGCATATGGGCAGGGCTGACAAAAGAACAATTGGCAACCACTGATTGGTCATCAGACTTTCGTGCTGGCGCATTGTGGGCAGAAGCCAAACTCAAGGAGAAGAACACATGAATCAAAAATCCCCGTTTGAACAGTGGCGTGAAAACCACCTGTATCAAATCGGTGTATCCCCTGAAATTCTCAAGTTGATAGCAGAGGCTTTTCAGGGTGGGCGGCTCTACGAAATGCAACCTTTTCAAAAGCGCACATGGGTAGGGCTGACGGATGAGGAGATTGAAGATTTGTATTTCGACAAATTCAGTATGGGTGAACTAAAAGCGTTTGCCCAAGCCATTGAAGCCAAACTCAAGGAGAAGAACACATGACACTCACGTCTGAGCAAGAAAATCAAATGCTTGAAAAGTTTTACCGCAACCATTGGTCAAAGTTAATTCGCGGTGTCCGTGTTGATGGCGACATTGTGATCATCACGGTTAATGGAGGTAACGATGAAGCACGTTGCTTGTGCGGAGAACTCATAAATGAAATGGAAATGCGTAAGGAGAAGAACACATGAGCGACAGTTATCTTATTTTTTTAGCGCTGTGCTTTATTGCCGGTGTATTGCTTGCAAAGTAAGGAACTCAACACATGAGCAAAGCACAGCAAGTATTTGAAGCAATGATGCGAGCCAAAGGCTATACCGACTTCAGCGCCGTAAAGGGTAGGTACACCAGCAGTGGAATTCAAACCCGCTGGAACTATTTCCTGCTTGGTTGGGAAATGCGAGGAGTCCAATGAACTGGAAAGAATTGACAGTCAGGTACATCAAGGACTTGGTCAAGCCAAGGACCATACGCGAGGTGATTCTCAAAGAGCTGCAAGAAGCTCAGTTGCGTAAACTTGATGCCGAGTCAGCAGTGGAGTACGCCGTCAGTGTGGTCCAGTACAACGAAAAACGCATTAAACGATTAGAGGAAAGATTAAATCATCATGAGGATGAAGAGCAATGACTGAGAAGAAGAATGCATTTGATTGGAATGACGGCACGCCATCAATCTGGTCAAGAGACAAAGAACTCAAGATGCTGGCGCAGGGAAGAGCATGGGGTCAGGCAGCGCAGGCTAAGATTGGCTTACAGGAAAAGCAGCAAATTACTGTCTACTCACGCGCAAGGTTGGACAAGCCAAATGATTGAAACCATTCGCACATTCACTGGAAAAGTCAGCGGTCAGCACCCCGACAAGCAGACCACTGTCTACCAAGGTAAGAGCTACCGATGCACACGCTGCGGCCTGATCTTCACCGACAAAGAAGAAGCAGAGCGCCACGCAAGACGCGAGCATCTCAACAAATGAAGTCTGTCAGGCTGCCACGCATCATCGATCTGCTTCAGCGTGTCGGCTGCACAGCACCCGAGGTAGCCTCCAAGGTGTATTGCACAGAGAGGTCAGCTCAGATCATCATCAACAAACTGCGCGTGCATGGTGATGTCCACATACAGGAATGGCGTAGATCAGGTAATGTGCTGGTGGCCGTGTACCGCCATGGGATAGGCTCTGATGCCGTCAAGCCTAAACCATTGACGGCGCAAGAGAGGCTCAAACGCTGGCGAGCCAAAGAGTCCCTTGACGATCATGCGTTTCGCATGGCCAAGGAAAGAGCAAAGAAGTGGAAGATCAAGCGCGATCCGCTGGTGGCTGCGCTGTTTGGAGATGCTACTTGAGCAATCCAGTCATGACTGGAATATCTTCATCTTGTCCAAATAATCCAGAGCCAAGTGGAATTGCTGGCGTTGCTGCAAACATCTGACTGCCAAATTTCTTAAACAAGTTTTTACGCTCTTCTGGTGTTGAGTAGTAGTACAAGTCTTGCAAGCCTTGTCCTCTCAAATAGTCAATAGATTTCTGTGGTGCGGATGATGGCAGGATTGCACCTTTAAATTCACCAACTTGAACAGCTCTCTGAGGCTTAATCTCAAAATACTCTGTTGGCATTTCGCGCAACTTGTTCATAAAGACTTGCACATCAGCCTTCAATGACTGAGGCACATCTTTATAGATTTTGTCCAATAGATTCACATTTCGTGTTTGACCAATTTCATATAAGGCATCTGGTGCTTCATAACGATAACCAGATTGACCTTCAAGTTTTCCAAGTCGTTCATTCAAGTCATTGAATGCGCTGTCAATTTTCTTTTTGATTGGCTCAAACTTCTCAGCAGTGACAATATTTTCGCGTGCTGCTTTTACTTGGTTGAGTGTCCTAAACTTTGGTGTAGCTACTGCTCGAATGTTGCCTACGCCATAGAAGTAACCCTCTTCACCAGCACCACCTTTCATTTCTTTTACAAGATTTTCAAGTGTTACTGGCGCATATCTACGATCTCCCATGTTTGTGTAACCTTTAAAGATTCGCTCTTTAATGTTTACGCCAGCATCAGGTAAAGATTTTTCAAATTCATTCATCCAATTGTTGTATTCTGATTTTCGATTATCAATAGCATTACCAATTGCACTTGAATATTCCCAATCACTTTTAAACTCAGAACGATTTGGCAAAGCTCCTTGCTCTTTTAAAAACTTTTCTTTGTAAAGAGTGTTGTACGCTCTATCTCCCCAATTTTGAGTCAATCTATCAATTTCATAAGATGATTTAGGGTAAATATCATCAAATAATTTCGCCAGATTTTTTTGAGATTTTGTGTCGATTTGAAAATCAACTTTTGGTGCTCTTGCTGTATAAGCATCAAACCCATAAACTGGATTTTTCGCTGATGGTATTGCCATTTCTTTTGACCCAATCAATGAGATGTCGCCAAAATTCATCATTGGATTTTCTACATTGGAAACAGCCAAAGATGGAACAGGCATTCCACCAATCTTCTCAACTCTTGCAAGTTTTTCTGGCGTGATATTGTGATGCACAATCATCTCTTTGCCAGCCTCAACGCCTGGAACAAATGATTCGCGTGTAGGCTGTAATAAGCCAGTTACATCACCTATAGGCTTAATACTCATCCCAACAGGCATACCCTCAGTGGCACGAACAGCACGACTCGCCAATCTTCCTGCGGCTGGTGCAAGTGGCGCAACAGTCATCATCGCTTCAGCAGTCTCAGGCTTGAGCAGTGGCACATTGGCAGCGCCAATATTGGTGAGTGGCTCACCATACGCCATACGCTCAGTAGTCTTAGGGATGCCAGTAGATTCAAGCAGACCCGCCAAACCCTGCATCTGCTGAGTTCTGCGCGGGTCTTTCATGTACTCCAAGCCACCATACATGGCGTCAGCCAGTAAGCCTAGAAGCTCGTTGCGTGGTGTGGCGCGTATGTTGTCTGCCATGGTTTATTGTCCTAATAGTCCTGCTGTTAATCCTGCGCCTGCCGTCAATGGCATAGTTCGCCGCAATAGTTCCTCTGTTGCTAAGTCTACAGTCCCAGTAGGCAATACGCCTGCCTGTAGACGGCGTGCAGCGGCTGTAACTGGTGCTGATGTGTATGCACTGGCGGCAATATTTGTAGGCATCGACAACAGCATATTCAATGGTGTGTACTCCATTGTGCGAGTCGCTGTTCCTGAGTCGCCAACAATTGGTCTAAATGCCTGTGCAAAGCGTGCAGCCTCATACATTGGCGTGGTGTTACTTCCCTCCATGAATCCGCGAGGGTCTTTGCGAGTCAAGGCTGATGCCAAGTTCAAACCTGAGACATTACCTGATGATGGATTGACAACGCCAGGATTCGATCTCAGCGTCATCAGGTTGCGGTAATTGGCGCGAGCCGCTTGGAATGCCGCCTGATCCGCTGCTGATAATCCAGCCGCCAATTGATCGTCTACGATCTCTTTGATTTGGAATAAAGCCTGACCCAACTCACGATCACCATTGGCGGTTGTCATCTCATTTTTGGCACGCTTGCCAATCTTTGATGACAGGGTTGTCAACTGATTGCCAGTAGCTTCGCCTTTATTGGCTAACTCTTGCAATTGCTTCACAAAAATATTTGTCTTTAGAGGCTGAGTCGTTAAACCCTCGGCTGCCGAATCAATTAGATCAATGCCGTTCATCACATACATCTGATCCAACTTTTGCACATTGGGACTTGCCACCTTGTTGTAAACGCTACTAATCTGACGCTGTGCCTGCGCCAATACAGGGTTGCTTAGTTCGGCTGCGTCAACGCCAATGGCTTGAGCTGCGGCTCTGTTAAGTACGCTTTGATTGGTAGCCTTGATAGTATTGAATGCGCCTGATGTCATTGGATTTGATTCCAACCTAGCTTCCATCTGTTGGAGTGAACGGCTGCCGGTTTCCTGACCTGGCGTTGTCTTGAACCCCATCGCCTTGCCACGCTCAAGGATAGCTTTTTGCGCCTCAGTCAATGCGGCTGATGTATCTGCGCCGACAACGCCAGGCGTGATCTGTCCACCAGTCACAGTAGCTGTTGGCGTCACTGTCGCTGCGGTTTGAGCTTGTGCTGTTGTTGCGCCTGCGGGTTGCGTGACAGTCGGTCCTCTACCAAGCAAGATATTTAAAATCTTGTCAGACAGATATCCACCACCAGCTCCAAGTACGCCACCAAGTCCTATCTGTTCAGCTTTTTGGGTGAAATAGTCACCAGCACCCATATCTTGTTGACCAGTCTGAACTGGTTGCATAGCTCCACCAACAGCTCCACCAACAGCGCCAGCTTTGACTGGTGCTTGTGCCAATTTCAATGCTCTGACGGCGGCAGTGCTTGGCAACAATGTGCCTGCCACATTGCCTGTCATACGGCCAACATCAAGTTCATCAGGCATAAATTGACCAGCGCGAGACTGGCGATATGCCTGCTCTCCAGCAGTCATGCTTTGTTCAAATTGACGGCGTGCAGGCGCAAAGAGTGGTCCAACGCCTGGCAACTGCTCTAAACCTCTTCCTGCTAATTGCACAGTACCCTCTGCAACATCACGCAAGCCACGCAAAGCACCACCAACTGGTGATGACATGATCTGCTCGCTGACTGTTTTAGGCGCTACTGGTGCAACAGGAGCTGCTTGCGTTGGAGGTGGTAACTTCCTTAACGCAGCCGCAATCTCATCCTTTGACATTCCATCAGGAAATGTGATTGGTCCATAACCTAATACATTGACGACTTGCGGCATTTTCTACCTCATTCAAATTGTTGAGTGACTGGATTCCATGTTAATCCACCGCCACTAGGTTGTGCTTGCTGTTGTGCTTTTTTGATTATTTTCAAAGCAGGACCGCCACGCACTTGCATTGCCAACTCAGCAGATTTGCGAGCTTGTGCTTTTTGTGAAATGGTTTGCGGCTTATCGTTAGTCTGTGGGAAATACTTTGCAATTTCCTTTTCCATCTCATCAGTGCCAATCACAGCGCCTGATTCAGCACGCAAGTTGGCTGTAACCCAATTCTCTTGAGCCTGACGATATTGCTGGCGTCCAGAACTTTCAACCAAATTGGCAAAGCCTGTTGTTACTCCAGCAGATGGAATCGCACGCAAAATGGCTTGAGTTCTGCTTGGTGTACCAAATGCCTGCTCAAGCGTTATCGTCTTGCCATTGGCGTCAACCATTGGCTTATTTGTCATTGGATCAAGTACAGGGTTATTGAATAACTGAGTAGCCTCACCCATACGCAAAGCAAATCCAGCAGATTTAGACTGATCTTCTGTGGCTGCGCCTTTGCCTGTTAACTGTTCGCCGGTAGCGCCTGTGATTGGAATGATTGGGAGACCAGGCACTTTAGGCACATAGGCAAAGCCATCAGCAGTTTCGACTCTGTCATATTGACCACGCTGAAACTCTGCTTGGCTAAGATTCAAACGCTTCAATGCAATTTGAAGATTTGCTTGGTCAATTTTTAGTCTCGCCTCTTCGCCTGGTGACATTCCTACTAAATATGTGGCATTTGCAGGAATACTATTTTTATCAACGAATTGAATTTTTCCGTTTAGATTTACTTGCACCAATTCACGCGGCACACCAAATCCCTCAACAGTCTTTATTGATCCATCCTTATATCGCTGAACTAATACAGGCTTACCTGATGCGTCTGTAACTTCTTTCATCTCGCCAATTGGCTCTACTGCTGGTGCTTCTGCTGATGGAACTTCAATTCTTCCACCAGTCTTTGTACGCTGATAAGTCTTACCATCAGCAGTACGATAAGGCTCTCCAACTACCTCTGGTGTTGGCTTGATAGTCTTTGCAAGTTCCTGATATGCCTTTGCTTTTTCTGGTGCAGATATAGCAAATAATTCAGACAACCTCATGTATCTGTTATATGTGGCATCAGCTTGGCTTGGCGCTTCTCCTGCTACCTTTTGACCAATCATTTCAGCGCGTTGCACTGTAGGACCAACAGGCAGCTCAGGTGTTACTGGAGCTGCAATGGCTTGCTGTGGTGTGACTATAGTTTCTACGCCAGCACCACCATCACCAGTAATAATTTTTTGCGCTGCATCTTGTAGAGCCATTTGACGTTTGTACTCATCCAGCTTCTGCTTAGTCATCAACTGAGTAATAGCACCCTGCTGCGCCTGCTGGTAGCCTGCGGCGCCAGCCTCCAAGCCTTGTCCGAGTGCTTGACCAAGAGAAACTGGTGTGGTGCTTCTACCGCTTGATTTAAGCAGTGCAGCAGCCGCTGACAGCATCGCTTGGCGTTGCATCGCTTGGCGCTGTGCGTCTGTCAGATACTCATTCAGGCCACTATCAGCACCGCCAAAGAGTAGGCCACCAAAGTCCATTGGGGAGCGCGTTGATGGCTGAATGTTGGAGCCATAGTCAGCACCGCCAATTGCGTTAAATTGATCTAAGAATGTTGCCATTGTTTACCCCAGTAATCCAATACCAGCACCAATGGCAGCGCCAACTGGCCCACCTAATTGATAACCAGCAGCCGCACCACCTAAAGCGCCAGCAGCTTGATTTCGATATGTTGGCTGAGTAGTTGTACCGCCAACATTGGCAGGCTGACCAGTTAATGCGCCTTGAACAACACCAAGTCTTTGCAAACCAATATTTCGAGCTGCATCAAGCCTTGCCTGCTCCAACTGTTGGCGAGCACCGCCAGCACCCATGACTGCCTGCGCTCCAGTCAATCCTAAGTTGCGAGCATTCAAAGCAGTCTGTGTGGCTGCACCATAGCCAGCCTGACGCATCTGCGCCGCTGTCTTGGCAGCCTGCTGCAATGCCGCCTGATCTGTCAGTGACTGCTGTACGCCATAGCGAGAGCCGCCAAACGCTTTAGCCGCATTTGCCTGATTTGCAGTTTGCAATGCAGCCATTTGGCGTGACTGCTCAATGTCGCCCAATGTGCCTTGGATGACTTGTTGCTCATAGGGATTCATGAATTCTTGAATGTCAGCGCCAGTGAATGGCTTGAGTCCAAGGTTGACAAGCTGCTCTTCACCCTGCTGATACAGAGGATTGAAACCAGCAAACTGCTGTACACCAAGACCAGCGGCAACACTCTTTGCCTGCTCAAGATTCTTGAGGTACTGCTCTTTGATCTGAGGATCAATGCTGGTTATTACTGTTTGGCTGCCGCCGCTGTCTTTGCTCATGATTTACCCCTTATGCTTCCAAAAGACCTTTGGTCTTCTTGTTTTTCTTGCCGTCCATCTCTTTGATGGCCTCAACCAATAAACCAACGATATTGCCGTAGTCCACCATACGCATACCATTGGCGTCTTTATGCACCACTTCTGGCAATACATCTTCAACTTGTTGCGCCACCAATCCTGTACCGCGCTTGCCATTCATGTCGAATGTGACGCCATCAAGTTTGCGTACTTTGCTGATGGCGTTTCCAATTGGCTTGATGTCCTCTTTCATCCGCATATCAGAGTATGCAGAGCCAGCAGAGCTACCGCCAGCAGATGATGCTCCACTGCCATTTCCGACACCGCCGACTCCTCCTACGCCACCAACGCCAATGCCACCCATACCACTGTTTGTGGCGGCTGCTGTGGCGGCAACGCCTTTAGCGCCGCTACCCATGCCTGCTATGCCACCGCCAGTAGTGCCAGGCGATGTGCCAATACCGCCAACACCAGCGCCAACAGCATTGCCAATTGCAAGACCAGTAGTTGTCACCGCGTTGGCAACCTGACCAACATTACCTTTGCTGGCTATGCCTGACATTGGGCTGCCACTGCTCTTGCTGACGCCGCCACTTGATGTAGTGCCAGGCGCATCAATACCCATCACATTCATGAGTAATTGAAGTGGTAAAGGCATCAACAAATTGACAAGATTGGGGATCGCCATAGCATCAACAGCAGCTTGCTCGCCTGGCGTCAACTGAGCAAACGCCGCTTTTGCTGCTGCTTGCTGTGCAGCAACGCTAGAACTACCACCACCGCCAAGTCTTTGCTCTAAAGCAGAATTGAACTTCATTAACGCTTGACTCTGAGCTGGAGCCACATCGTAAATTGATGGGATATATCCACCAGTAGTGGTAGGAACGACATAGTTGTCAGCACCAGCATCCATCTGCGACATGATCTGCTGATAGCGATTAGTAGGCGCGTCAAGAAGACCACCACCAAATTGAGGTGGCGGCAGATTTGTCCATTGTTGACCCGCAATAAAATCTTCGTATGCCATTTACAAATCCTTGCTAAGTACAAACCACTTTGGCTTGTAACCTCTGTCCTTTAAGAATGTCTTCTCCCAACCCTTACGGCCAGCCAAAGACACTCGCGTGCAACCCATGCTCTTACCCCATGATTCCACCAAAGGTTGCATCAATCGGATTTCATCTAGGTCGCCGCCAGCAAGAAAGAAGTGCAAATTCTTGAGTCGCGGGTAGACAATGATCTCAGTCACTATCACAGAGGTTTCGCCAGGCCACAGTTGAAATCTGCCTGTTTTGAGTCCCTCTGCAATGTCCTCAATTCCATGAGTCCCTCCAGAGTATTCTAGTGCCGCCTCCACATGATGGCGCAGCCTCTCCAAATCCTCTTCGTCTGTCAACGCTTGCCCATTGCGACAGTGTCAACTCGGTTGACGCCAACGCGCCAATCCTCCAACACTGCGCCTGTATACCTGATCTTTACCTGACGGCCAGCAAACCGCACATCGGTTGGCTGTGACGCTGGATATGGACCATGGCTTGTCTCAGTTGATGTCGGGTACATCCTAGACTTGAAGCTGATCTGTACCTCGCCCAAAGTCTGCTCATCGGGTATCACCTGACGCACCGACATGATGTTCTCACCAACGCCAATCTCATAAGGTCCTGACTCGGCATAGACAGATCCTGAGTCATAGTCAAAGCCAACCTCATGCTCATAAATGTAGCCGTCAGATGACACCATCAGTGGCTGCAAATAGACACCTCGGTCTGTGCCTGCTGTGCGAGACAATGAGCCAATGTTCCAATGGCTTTCGCGGTAGTTATAGATGACATAGGAATCAACTTCATTGCTGGCGCTTGATGGGTAGAACCACCACACTTCACCATACTTGCTGTTATGTACAGCGTACACCTTGCTGACTTGGTTGTAATTCATGTTCTGAAACACATAGTCAGACACATCGCAAGGCAAAGGCTTGACATAGCCGTCAAATAACCAAAAGCCTGATGTAGACATCCACATGGCGGCAGTATCGATGGCCGCTACAGCTTGAGATGAGATCAATCCACAGCCTGATCCAGCCTTTTCAAATGAGTAGACGTATGGCAAACCAACGAATGTGGCGGTGTGGACATCAACATCGGTAAACAGCAAATTGATGCCGCGCACCTTTTTGCCTGCTTTCAATGAGCCAACTGTCTGCAATTCAAAGTCACCAGCCTGATTGGTGGCCGCTGCCGTCCATACAGTATTGTTTTCCTGATCGCACCACTTCACCAATCGAGGATTGCTTGACGCGCCCAAGGCAAAGACAAAACGCTCGGCAGTGGACATCACAGCCTGACATCCTGTTGGCGCGTTGGTGATGGCCGCTGCCAGCGTTGGCGTTGAGAATCCCAACTGCCACTCGTAGAGCTTGCCATCAGCATTAGAGCAGCCAATCAAATATTCGCCCCAAGTGTCTAAGCTCCAAGTCGTTGCCGGTGTCGCTGTACCAGTATCAGGACGCGCAATGCCATAGGCGTATGTTCCATAGGTAGAGTATCCATAGCCAGTCTTGATGACAGAATCAGCCTCACCAGCAGTGAATCCTGATGGCGTGATGTCCTTGAGCGTTCCTGCCTCGTTCATGGCGTAGAGCTTGGAGTGCGTACCAGCAGCGATCCATCGATCTCCGCTGTTGTCACGCCAAGTAATCAACGCTCGGCATGAGCCTGTCATCTGGCTGCTGGAACGCTTGCGCCAACCGCCAATCGGTCTGAGAGTGTTCTCAAACCAACGTACCAAGTTGGCGTCAAACCACCGCCCAGCAGACTGGTATTCAGTGCCGTTGCGGTACACGCCTGGTGGAATCTTGAGAGGTATGAGTGCCATAGCTGAATTATGCTGTTTCTGTTGACAGATTGGACACAAACGAAAGTGTGGCAATGACTGATGGCACTACTGGCCTAGTCGGTGAGCTGCTAGCCGCGTAATGCTCAATACTGACGCCAACATCTGATGGCCGCCACATGATCTCCACATAGTCATTGGCCGTCAAATTTACAAAAAAGTTCAAAGCACCGATCATGTGCGATGGGTCGCCAGCAGACTTTCTTGTAGCAAGTCCAAATCTGCTGTTTGACTTGTCAATGTTTGTGCCGTTCTTGCGAAACCACACATCAACATCTTGCGTGTCATTGGTGGTGTTCTTGAATTGGATACTGAATTGCAAGTTATATAAACCAGCCTGAGACACATTGAGTCTTGATGAATTCGACAATGTCACACCATTGCTGAAGTCGGTGGTGTCAAAGGTGATGGCGTAGGCTGTGGTGGTGTTGGCAGCCGTCTGATCTGTGCCATCTTGAAACGCGCCATATGGGTTGTTGATGTACTTGCCACCACGCTGACCAAACAGCGCCGCAAAGATGGCCGTCAGCTTGATGAAATAAGCATTCAAGCTGCCAAATGAAGTGCCAAAGAATCCTTGGTCATAGGCAGGCGCAGGCGTGCCAAGGTTTGGCTGCGCTGGTGTGCTTATCTGCTGACCAAGGTTGAGCGCCAATTAAGCCACCAAGCCATTCAAATAGGTTGTCTTGCCTGCCACCTTGGTGGCCGTCAATTCTTGCTTCTTGAGGTTGTTTGGGTCATAGCTGACATGAACCCAACCGCTGTCGGGGATACCTGATGTGTAGAACTCCAAAATCAATTGGGTGTACTCTAGGTTATCCATGATCCACTGAGCCAGCTCCGCGTTGGGTACGCCAGGGATCTCAATGTCTGCCGCCATACCTTTGCAGTGGTCGCTGGTCTTAGACCCGCCAACAGCCGCATTGGACTCAGGACTGCGATAAGCAGAATTCACCTTCACGCCTTTGCCGTAATGGTCGCGTACCGGTTGAAGAACCTTTTCGCACAGCAGGCGCAGATTCTCTGTAGCTGTCTCATCAGGCGTATTGTCAAATCCCATACGCATGGCAGTCTCGGATTTGCACATCTCGTGCAGGCTGAAGTTGGCGCTTAACTGAGTCATTTCATTCCCCTTAAGGTTTCGTAGGTTTGGATGCAGGTGTTGAGCTTGCGGATGGCGGTGTCTCCCTCGGCTGTGATGGCGACAAGATCTTCAGCAGTCTTTCGGTCAAGTTCGGCTGATGCTGTTCCGCTGTGATCTCCGCTGGCAGTGGCGGCATCACTGGTGGCTGATACGGCGCACTCGGGGGCTTTGACAGGAATGAACAGCCTGCGCTCGCCAGTGGCAATATCAGCACGCAACTTGTCTTCTTTAGCCTTTGCAACATTGTTCGCCTTTCGTAATGTCTGACCATAAGTCTGTGCCACTTGCGCCATTGCCTGCTCAGTCTCCCTTGCCTTGGCGTTTAGCGCGGCAATTTCAATTTGCTGGCGCGTATGCTCGTCATGCTTACCCTTGAAGTATCCACCACCAAATGATGACAGCACCGCCATGACGATGCCAAGGATCACCCAAGGGTTAAACAAACTCATGGTGCTGGTGGCTCATCATTGTCAGTAGCTTCAGCCTTGGCGCTTGCATTGGCAATCGCCTTGACGCCAGAGCGTCCAGCTACACCGCCAAGCACACCAGTGATGAAGACCATGATGGTGCTGATCTGCTGGGTGTACACCTTATCAATCGCCGCCATACTGCCATTCATGGGCTGTTGAACAAAGCTGACAGAATAGAGAAACATCCCCATGGAAGCCAGCAGGATGGTCACCAAGACCACGATAACGAATGCCCATACCCTGACTTCAATCTCGTCAGCAGTGAGGCGATTATTCGGTTTGTATCCAATGGTTGCCATTATTTCTTCTCCTCTGGTTTAACAAGCATTTCGGGACAAGTACCAGCAGCAGTGCAGATTGGTGGCTTGCATTCGGCATTTTGCCAATTGAGTGGATCTTGGCATTTATAGCGGTATCTATCTTCACAGCCAGTCAGCACCACCAGCAAGACCGACAGAATCCAAATCTCATACACGTTCATTTGTCTTTATCCTTTCGCTGTTGCGCTTCAATCTGCCGCCTTAACTTTTCCACTTTTTCCAATTGCACCTTGGTGTCGTGCTTGGCCTCCAAGACATCAAGATAGAGCATACCAAGCATGGGCAACAACAATGCGACAAGAATGACTGCTGCTACCCATCCCACTATGTCTTCCCCAATCGATTTACGAACAACAGCCACGCCCAAAGGTAGAGGAGGAATATCAAAGTCGCTACTAGGTATGCTGACTTTGCGTGCAAGTTTCGCTTTGCCTCCTGCCGTTGCCATTGCTTAACCCTCTCTTTCGCCTCCTCTTTAAGCCTAGCATTCTCCTGTTCAGCCTTGATGATGTCTCGCATCTCAAAGGTTTTTGAATAGATTGCGCCCATTTCGGGTGGGGACTGATAGACCATGGTTTCCCTGATGGTCTTCTCCAACTCTGCCATCTGATCCAACGCCATCACTCTCTTGAGTGCTGCCTCCATGAGGTTGGCGTCTGGGTCATAGACGTTCTTGCTTTTCTCTTCCTCTTCCCTGATATGTGCAGCCAGCTTCTCTTGCAACTTGAAAAACTCGGTGAGCTGTGCAACCACATCAATCATCACCTGAGTCTCATTGACTGCTACATACTTTTCCTTTTTGCGCGTCTGTTGGACAGGCTGTTGGGTCTTTGGCTTCGATCCGAATAGCTTTGACCAGAAACCTCTAACCTCGTTGGCGACACCAATAGCTTCTTCAACAGTGGACTTGACCTCCATGAATGAGGACTTGGCTTGCTTGTACAGCTCGCACCCCTCTTTGATTGCGGCAACGCAGGCGTTGGCTGCAAATAGGATGGAGATGGGGTCCACATCGTTACAGTCCCAACAGCTTCTTCACAAGGTCGGCGGCAACGCCAGGCCCAAACAAGATGGCGGCAATGACAATATAGAGCTGAATCTCAATCTTCTGCATCCTGCCCTTGCCACTCTCCAGCTTGTCTTCGATGGATTTATACCGCTGTTCGCAAATTGCCTGGTGGACGGCGAATTCCTTTTCTATGGACTCGCTCATGATTCATCTGCGGGAAGTGGTGTGTTGCCATCTGCAAGCCATGCAAGATATTCTTGGTAGTCGGTGTTGGCGGGGTCAAAGGGAATGCAAGCGTTATCGGCTAAACGCAATACATTTTGATACTGTGTTAATTTGTACATTTATAACTCCGCTGAAAAAGTCATTAAGCCAGAATTGTTTGAATATAAAACCATTGCGCCAGTAGCAGAAGCCTGTGTTTGGAATGACCATGTCTTTCCATCTGCCCCTAATGAAACAGGTTGACCACAATTTGTGACTACAAATGTTCCGCTAATAGTCATTGTTGGAGAAGCTCTCATTTGAACTGGAAACATATATTGGTTTCCTACATATGAGCCAGAAGTTGTATAACTTCTTAACGCTATTGAGTTTAAATCTCCAGTATTACCACCAACAAATTGATAGTACCTCTGACACAAAGCCAACTCAGTCCCATAAGATCTGTAATCAAAGCTAGTAGCTGTTGAGCCTTTTTCTAGCTGTACGCCTGTGATGTAGAAAGTAGCGCCTGTGGTAGCGCATAAGTTTGTTGCACCAGTTACTCCAATAAAAGTACCTGTAGCCCAAGCATTTGCTGTACCTTTAAAAGTTGTACCGCTACCTAAATCAAAATTGACATAGATTCCTGCGCCATTTGTAGAGTCCCATGTTCCAGTAGTTGGGCCAGCAATGGTTACTGTCTTTTGCTCAAACGTATTTGCCGCATTTATTGTGTAGTTAAATGGGTATGACTGTATTGTGCTTGCACCATACAAAGCGCCTGAGAAAGTGCCAGTAACACTTGATCGAACCCAAAAAGACAATGTAACTGTTGCGGCAGATGCAGTTCCCCACGCAAGGTCTGCAATATTAAAGCCCTCAATTACTTGGTAAATCCTGTTTACCGCACCAGACGCAGGGGATGCACCAGTTCCAATAGTAATCAAGGCAGAGTTTGAAAATCCTGCTGTTGATGTTGTTGATCTTCGAATAGTTGTTCCTGTTGCAGTACCAACAGCACCAACCCATCTGTCTAGGGTGTATGCCGATGAAGTAAAGGCAACACTCGCCCCCGCATTCCTTTGGTCAATCACCATTGCACCATTGATGATGCGGTTTTTGAAGCCAAAGTTGCTTGACGCGTTGAATACATCTTTGCCGTTGACATTGGCTGTGATCTCGCCAGTGCCTTTTGAGATCAACTCAAAACCAATGTTTGTATCATCGCCTGATGCAGTCAATGTTGGCACGCCACCAGTAGCCGCATTAGTCAAAGTCAACTCATTGACAGCAGAGGCTGTGGCAGTCACTTTCAACAGCTCATTGCCGTTGGTGTCGATGACATCGCCAACCAACTTCAGCTTCTTGCCTGATCCAATGTTCAAGCCAACTGATGTACCAGTACCAGCAGCCGCAAAGACAGAGTCAATGCTGTCTAAGTCGGTGTTAATTTTGCTTCCCCAAGTGTCAGTACTTGCACCTACTTCTGGTTTTGTAAGTAATAGGTTTGTGGTCGTGGAATCTGCCATGTTAAATCTCCGTTAAATTCCGTGATTAGGATGAAAGTCAAATTGCCGTTCAGCAGATTTTCTCTTGCAAACAGCGTCAAAAAAATTGTCGAAATATCCTAGAAACTTTCCACAAACTCTAACTTCCCATTTGACATTTTTTTGGTTAATTCTATTACTCAAAGAAACTCCGACAACACCAGATGTATTGTCCGATGGTTTGGATTTATTTCTACTATTTCCATAACTGTCCGATGCTATTAAATTTATTATTCTGTTGTCATGTCTGACATGGTTTTCATGATCTATTTGATCGGGGTAAACGCCATAAACATATAGCCAAGCAAGTCTGTGAGCGCGATGTTTTACGCCATCAATGCAAATAGTTAAATATCCACGATCACTAAATCCACCAGCAACTTCTCCTTTGGCTGCTTTGGGTCGCCCAGTTTTCCATGTAAAAACACCAGACTCAGCGTTATAGTTCAACACTTCTTTTAATCGCTGCTGAGTCAATAATTCTGTTTTCTTCATTTGTAACCTACGCGGCCTCTTGCCAAGTGACTGAATTGTCCGACAAATCAGTCCAACTTTCTGATGTGTCTGAAATTGGTGTCCAGCTCTCGGATGTGTTTGGTACAGCTCCCCAACCATATCCAATCATCGATCCAACAGCGCCAATAGATTCAACGCCAGTAATCGCAACCTCAATGACGGCCAAAACACTGTCAACAGCGCCTGTACCATCAACGCCTGTGATGTCTTGGAACGATATGACCTCGGCCAATACTGTTCCAACAGCACCAGTCGCCGCATTGCCTGTGATGATTGGCGAGACTAATACCGAGTTAACAGCGCCAGTTGCTGCATTGCCTGTGATGGCAATGGATACAGTTAATCCGACAGTGCCGACATTGCCTGTGGCAATCGTTCCATCTTCTTGAATTGATCTGTTAGTAAGGAGCGTGCCAACAGCACCAGTAGCCTGATTGCCGCTGATAACGACATTCCCTATGCCGTAGACGCCAAGGCCGTAATAGCCTGTTCCATAAGCAGCCATACCGCTGCCCCAGTTAAGCCAGCCTGATCAGGCCAGTGCTTGCATCATTGGTCGGCATAGTCAGCGTAAATGTTCCAGCAGTCACTGTCTGACTGCCAAATGTGTGGACGCTGACTGCCTTGTTTGACTGAGTCGAGTTATAGATCAGGACCGCGTCAAAGGCTGTAGAAAGAGTGACAGCAGAGTAGCTGATGCTGGCGCTTGGCGTCACAAAGGCTGTAGTGCCACTGGTGCTTGGAGCTGTGCCAAATGTCACTGTAACGCCGCCTGCGGAGTAGCCTGTGCCTGTCACCTCTCCTGTGGAGCTGTAGGCTGTGGTGGACGCATTGACAGTGGCAGAGGCCAAGTACAAGGCAGCCTTGAAAGTGTCGGCTGTGGTGGATGCGCGTACTACGCCAGTGCCAAAGTTGTGGTGTCCGACAAGCAGCTCACCCTTGAAACTCGTACACATTGCTTGTGTATTGGCCATACTTTTATTCCTTAAATTTGTTGGCTGATGCCATCAGCAAAAACGCCACGTTTAAGCGCCATGTGGACAGATCGATGCACCATCTCACCATCAAGCCAATACTCTACCCAACTCGTTGTCTCGGTATCGTTCTCAACAGACCCCTCACGCTTCTCAAGCAATGAGTCATCCATCTCGCCTTTGGTGGTGTTTACTATCATCCAAATGTCCTTGCTCTCGACATAATCACGCCGCCTGATGTAGAACCACGATCATCTGCAATCTGCAACTGATCCAATCCTGCCTGATACAGCGATGACCATACAGAGATTCTCGCATCGTCTTGTAGGTATGGCGCAGCCTGTAAAAGTGAACCATACAAATACACATCAGGCGCTTGAGTCAGCAGCCAGTTGGTGGTATTTGTGTCTGATAACTTAGTCAACTTTGCATAGTAGACCAGCTCTGCGGTGTATTCACCATCAGGAATTGGTAACAGTCTGAATTGATTTCCGACAACGCTGAAATACAAAGGCTTTCCGCTGGACAAGTAAGTCGTATTCGACAGCGAATCCATTGCATCAATGGTTTGGAATGTCAAATTGGTGATTGGGTTTGTGTTGATCTTGATGGCTTTGACTTCCAAGAAGTCATCAGGCACTGTGCCATATTCAGCAGCAGCCGCAAATGTTGCATTGGCACGCACAATCATTTGGCGTGTACGCAACTGGCGCTCAATTTGAGCCTCTGCCAAGCTGACAAAGTCTGAAATGGCAGTCGCCAAATCAGTTCGGTTGAGCCAGTCGCCAACCGAGGTCTTCAGCTCTGCATAAGTCGTGAGTGCCATCAGGTAACCTTTTCAGTTTCTTGGACTTCACGCATCACCCAAGTATGGTCATGCTTGAATTCAAACATCCCAATGTGGCCTATTTCCTTGCTCACATCATGATCAATCCATATCTTAAAGCCTGCATCTCTGGCTTTCTTACAGAAGAAAACATCCTCTCCAATGTACCCACGCTTGTCATGCCGCCATGGAGTCTCGAACCAAGGCTCTGACAAAGCCGCAAAGACATTGGCCTTGATCAGCATCACGCCCATGCCAACCGATCCAACTTCTTGCAGGCCAGTTGATTCGGGCATCGTATATACCAACTCACGCTCGCCATTCTCTTTGTAAATCTGC